TTACATCCACAACACGCCTTGATTCCCTTTAGGGTGGGGCGGTACAGCATTAATGATTCCCGGCTCCATTATCGTATCAACGATAGTTTCATGGGTCTTAAAGGTTTTGCCGCAATTAATATTTGTGCACTGGTGATAGCGTTCTTTAGTTTCGTCACTAAGGTAACGGCTGGATCTCGCGTGTGCAGCAAATTTACAGCGTGGGCAATGCATCATACTTACCTCCGAAACTGCATATTCAGTAATTATGCTGATCTTATCACCAGCGTTCGCATTTGTGAAACAAATATCAATTAGTTGAATATTGCTCAGCCTCATAAGTAACATCCGACAACAACACTTCGAGAGACAATTGGGTGGTGTAGCCACTGTTGCTCAGGCTGTGCGCTACCTTGCTGATTATCCAGCTCTGTTGGTCTATCACGGATTTAAAGCCGCTGACAGCAATCGGCGTTTCAGGGAATAAATCAGCGCGCCCCATGGCTAAGGTGATAGAGAATTCAGCCACACCTCGCTGTAACTTTTCCCATCTAGATTGAGCGGCACGCATGGCGGCTTTTTGCGTAGCGTAAACTGTCGTGATAACAAAAACGTTATCTTCTGACCCCACCAAATAATCCCCTTGTTTTTCCTCAACCGGTTTTTTCACTGTTGCCGCTTTGGTGCGGGTTGGTTTGGCTTTGGGGTGTTCCAGTGCGCGGAGCTGCTTAAACTTGGGCTTACGCTGCAACTTAACCTTTTTCGGCTTGGCCGGTTTCGGGTCTTTGGTGTGCAACCAACTGGCACTGACACCGGTATACGCACCCCGGTCAGCAACACTAAAGCTGTGCTGGTCGCCATCTTGCCGGGTGAGGGTCATTTGCGGAATAGGTTTACCGCTGGCTGTCACACCGCTGCCCGGCTTGATAAACAGCAGACGCCCAGCTTTGACGGCGGCCACTGCACCATTGAGCGAGGCCAACCGAGTGATAAACTTGGCGTCCGTTTCTTGCGTCTGGTCGATGTGAGAAATAGCGATATCTGCCAGCCCCTCAGCCAGCATCGCTTTCAGGTTGTTACGCTCAGCCACCAGTGCCACCACTTTCCCCAGCGTGGTCTCATGATAAGAGACTTCACGCCGGGCATTGAGAGAACCACGAAAGTCGGCACTGCGGGCGCGAATGGTCAGTGTATCCGGCGCGCCATGGTGCTCGACCTCATCCACGGTAAAATCACCTTTGCCAATCAGCGCCGACCCTTTCCAGCCCAAGAACACTGATAGCACTGCGCCCCGTTCCGGCATGGCAAGCTGGCCGTCGGCGTCATCCAGTTCAATATCAAGCTGGTCAGCTTCAAAACCCCGGTTATCGGTGAGGCTCAGGGACAGCAGTCGGTCACGAATATTCTGCGTAATATCTTGCTGATTAATGGTCAGCATAAAGTCCGGGGCCATATCCGCCCCGGCCGGTAAAGACAGGCCGGTCATCATGAGAAAAATCCCCCGATAGCCGCCTGCGCCTTACCGGTCATTTCCGTTGCCTTACCCAGCAACTCGTCAGCCTGTTGTTGCAGGTCGCCAAACATCGCGGTTAATGACTCATCAACCCGCAACAAATTGAGGGTGAACTCAATGCGCCGGGCGCTGCCGTCTTCAAAAAACAGCGCACCGGTCTGGCTCAGGCTCTCAATGACAAACATGCCGTAAATCATGCCACTACCCTCGACCAGCGGCCATGCCTTGCCTTGGTCAGCCATCGCCTCAAGGGTCAGCAAAGACAGGCGGCCGCCGGTCAGCTCCGGCAGTAGCACCCCGGACAGGGTGATTTTTTCATTATCGACGCCAAGATATTGCGCGGACGGGCGCAAGCCTACCCGGCTGTTGGTCGGCCAGCGGTAATCAATGTTGCGCGCCATGCTTTGGTAAGGTGTGGTCTGGCGCATAAACACAAATAAACCCAGTGATAACATCATGATTAATCACTCTCCATCTGGCCGCGCTGGCGGGCGCGTTTAGTGCGTTCATTTTTAGCGAGGGCATCTGTCATCATGCGTTCGGCATCCTGTCGGCTCATGCCCGGCGGGATAGTGACCTTGATATCATTGGTGGTCACACTGCTATCGACTATGGTGGTGCCAGTATTGGCGGTGACCGGTTGATAACCGCCGTACAGCACGCCGCCACTCGGTGAATACCCGCTCGCGTAAGGGTTATCTTTCGGGACTTTATCGGCCAGCCCGTCCGACTTGCTATCAATAATGCCGAGTTTTTCCAGCACCCAGTCAATGCCACTGCGCAGGGTATTCAGTGCATTCATCGGTAGACTCAGCGCAGCCGCCAGCCCCTCACCAAATAACTTGCCCGCGTTGGTCGCTACGGCCAAGGTTTCCTGCGTGGCTTTAACCGGTTTAATCAGGTCAGCGAACCAGTTAGCAAGCTGTTTTACCTTGTCGCTAAACCAGTTAAACACCGGTTTAAGTGGTTCAAACGCAGCACTGATTGGCCCCATGGCGGCGGTAAAGCCCTCGGCTACGCCAGCAATAAAAGCGCTGATAGGCTCCCAATATTTACGGATAAGCAGACCACCGGCCACAATGGCCGTCACCACCGCCACTATCGGCCATGTCAGTGCTGTCAGTGCGGCGGTAATGGTGCCAGCCATCAGCGAAAAACCGGCACTTAACAGACTGGCCCCGGCTAATAACAGGTTAAATCCGGCCATCACCGGCCACGCAATTAACCCCAGCGCACCCAACCCGGCAACCAGTGCCAGCGCCGCGCCGGTCACTTTGCCAATGGTGCCGACCAGTTCCGGGTTTTTCTTGGCCCATGCGGCGACCTTAACCAGCCAGTCCGTGGCGGTTACAGTCAGCTTACGCAGCGCGGAGTCTTGCTTTTCAAAGACTTCAATTTCGAGGTCTTCCCACGCCGAACTCAGGTTTTTCAGGTCGCCTTCAAGATTATCCATTCTGACCGTGGCGATAGATTGCGCGGTGCCATCGGCATTTTTCAGCTTACTTTGTTTCTCCGCCAGCTTGCCGTTACCGGCCGCCGCCACCAGTTTCACCGCGCCTTTCATGGCTTCATCCCCGAATATCACTTTCAGGTATTCGGCTTGCTGTGCGGTGCCGAGCTTGTTCTTTTTAAACGAGCGGTCAATATCTTTGAGGATTTTCTCCACCGGCAACATATTGCCCTTACTGTCGCGGGTGGTTATCCCCAGCTCCCGCAAGGCTTCCGGGGCTTTACCTATCGGGGCTTGTAACCGGCTAAACACCGCACTGGTACTGGTGCCCGCCATACTGCCTTTGATGCCGTTATCCGCCAGCACGCCGAGTAACGCGGTGGTGTCTTCAATGCTGGCTCCGGCGGCCTCGGCTATCGGGGCCACGTATTTCATGGCTTCGCCCAGCTCTAACAGGTTGGTGTTAGAACTGGTAAAGCCTTTCGCCATCACATCTGACACGCGTTTAATCTGGTCTAACGGCAGGTTAAATGCCGATTGCATGTTGGTGACAATATCCGCCGCCTCGGCAATATCCACGCCGGATGCCAGCGACAGGTTAACCGTCGGTTCAGTGGCGGCCAGAATAGCGTCAGCGTCATAACCAGAACGGGCCAGCGTGTCTTGGGTGCGCGCCACGTCAGTCGGGGAAAAGGCGGTGGAGCCACCGATATCACGCGCCTGCTGGCGAATGGCGGCCAGCTTGGTGTCGTTTTTATCCAGCCCCAAGATTGCCTGGGTGCCAGACATCTGGCTGTCAAACTGGATACCGGGGGCAATCAGTTTTGCCGCACCGTACAACCCGGCGGTTGCCACACCAAGACTGGCCGCGCCCACATTGCGCACCGTGGCGGTAGCCGCTTTGCCTTTCTGATAGCGGTTACTGATACGGTTGAGCTGTTCCTGTTTCTGGCTCAGGCGTTGCAGCTCTTGGCGCTGGCGGCTCAGGGCGGCGGTGGCTTCGGTGGCACTGCTGCGTAACCGGCGCTGTTCCGCGCTCAGATTTTTGGTGGCAATGCCATCAGCATTGAGTGCATCACGTTGACGCTGTACTGACTGGCGCAACCCGTTGTATTTGGTTTGCAGCTCAGTGGCGGCGCGTTTGGCTCCCTCCATCAGCCGGGCTTGTTGGGCGGTGGGTTTCTCGGTGTTCTTAAAGGCAATCGCCAGCGCCGCCGCGTCTTCCTTGGCTTTTTTCAGCGCCTGCCCGGTGACGGCCAGTTGGGCGCTGGCCTTGCGGAAACCGTCAATTTTCGCCGCCTGCGCATCAAGACTCTTGATAGTGCTTTGCGTGTTGCGAATATCCCCCGTGAGGGATTTACTGGCGGTTTGAATGGCTTTAAACGGGCGGGTGGCCTGGTCTACGGCTTTGAGCAACACCTGTAACTGTAAGCTTTTACTCATTGTTCGCGGCTCCACTGCGTAGCATGGCTTTATGACGCCAGCGCACCAGCTCGGTGAGGCTCATCCCCCAACACTCCGAGGGCGGCCAGTGAAAAATGGCGGCAATGTCCGCCATCAGGTCGTCAACTTCCAGTTTCGGGTCGAGTTTTACCCCGCCTGTTTCGGCGACAAAAAACCAACCACCTTACCGGCCAGCGCCACTAAATCCGGCAATTCCAGACGGCTGCATTCTGCTGTTGTCAGTGAGGGGTAAGTGATGCGGGGCAGCACAATAATCAACGCATCGACATCAGAGTTAGCCACGTCGGCCAGACGCACCCCGCGCAGGGTTCCGGCGTTAGGGCGGTTGACTTCGATTTCAGTAATCAGCGTATCGCCACGCTTAACCGGTGTATCCAGTACCACCAGATTCTCATTAATCTCGGTAGCGGGTTCAGTTTTAACAGTCACTTTTTTCATGAGTTTTCCAGTTCAGTCAGGGGGGGCCAGCGGGTTCACACTGGCCGTCAGGGTTAGCGGCCAATGGCCTTGCGTTGGGCTTCCAGCAGGTCAACACCGTTAACCCGTTCAATCAGGTTAACCACGTCAATCTCGATCACTTCTTTGCCGTCAATGGTCAGTTTGTAGTAGGTGCATTGGGTAGAGACTTTGGTTTCGGTGTCTTCCCCTTGCTTGGATTCGCCGCCGTCAATCTCTTTATGGCGGCCACGCACTTCGACATCGACCGCTATGACTTCGCCGGTATCGTCACGCTGATAAGCGCCGGAAAAACGCAGCGGCACCGCATCAACTTTGGGCACGCCCCATTGCTGCAACACAAACTCATCAAGGCCGCCCATTGACCATTCCATGGTGAGCGCATCGTCATCCAGACCTAAATCAATGGGCGCAACACCGTTCATCCCTGCGCCCCGGTAGTTCTCCAGCTTACGGGTCAGTTTTGGCAGGGTAATGGCAGAGACGATCCCCATATAATCCCGGCCATCGTTAAAAATGTTCATTAATTTCAGCTTACGTGGCAGTGCCATAGGTCAGGTTTCCTTAGCTGTTGACGGCGGCGGCAAAGTTCACCAGATAGCTGTCGGTGATACGCTGGCGCAAGGTGAGGTCTTCCAGTGGTGGCACTGGGGTGTAGTCGTAATCAATAAACAGCTTGCCCGCTTTCAGGGTGTCTTTATCGTTGGCGCTGTCGTCATACCAGCACGTCCCGTCAATAATCAGCCCGGCGGATTTCATTTCACGGAATTTGGCGTTGATGCTGCCAATCATGTCGCGTACCAGTGTGGGGTGCATCGGGCGGTCAATGGCCCACAGCTGCGCCTCGGCCATGGTGTCAGCCAGAATTTGCGCGGTGCGGGTGTAGTTCTCAAAAGCAAACAGCGGGTCATCGGAGCAGGTACGTGAACCCCAAAACTTGAAACCATCTTTGCGGATTAGCGTGGTCACGCAGGCTTGGTTAAGCAGGTCAGCATCGGTGCCGACGGTCTGCAAATCCCAATAGACGCTGGCACTGATACCGGTGACGCCATTCACCCCGACGTTAGACAGGGTTTTATGCCAGCCGGTTTCGGCGTCAATCTTGGCGCGCAGGCCGAGGGCACGGGCGGTGGCATAGGCAATATCGGTGCTGTTGGCGGTGGTGTTCCAGCTCAGGAAATCCGGCCAAATCAACATTAATTCACGCTGACTGAAATTGTCGCGGTATAACATCGCTTCGGAAATGGTCTTGCAGCCGTAGGCACTGATATAGCCAAAGGCGCGCAGCTTCTGGCAAATATCCGCCAGTGCCGTCGATACCGCCAGATTATCCAGCCCCGGCACACCGAGAATGCGCGGGCGCACACCGGTGACAGATTGCGCATCTAACAGCGCTTTCATCCCGGTATAACGGCCGTTCTCGTCAGCACCACCGATGATATTGGAGGTGGTTTCGGCCTCATCTTTACCGGTAGCCACACGCACCACAATGGTGACCGGGCGGGCCTGTTCCGCAATCGCCAGCAATGACGCGGCCAGTGTGCCTTTTTTACCGGCTTTACCGGCGGCGGCCAGTACGTTGGTAATCAGTACCGGGGTGTTGAGGGGGAACGCTGCCGCGTCAGCATCCTCGGCGGTGCAGACCATGCCGACAATGGCCGTTGACACAGTGGAAATGACGCGCGTTCCCTCGTTGATTTCGAGAACGCGGACGCCGTGATGGTAATCACCCATGGGGTAACTCTCCGTTGGTTAAGGGTGAGCTTATGTTGACGGCTTACTGTGCGAGGGGCATCTGATAGGGGATGTGTGGTGGCTGGTACAACAATAAATATCATTACTGTTTCTTAAAGACCCTATTGGCCTCTACTGATTTTCACATATTGCATTGAACGGTACTTACATTGATGATTTAATGTGAAACTTTCATGAAAACAATGAGTCGTGCTGTGAGTAACAATAATAAACTTAATCCGTGGTTGGATATTTGTAGGGCAATGGCGATAATGTTTGTTATTGTTTCGCATGGTCGTCATTTTTTGACGCCGTCATTTCCGTTTTTAAACTCTCTAAAATTTACCGGTTTTTTGGGTGTAGAGCTTTTTTTCATCCTTTCTGGCTTTCTTATCGGTCGGATTTTAATTAATTCGGCTGAAAGAAATAATGATAATAATTTCAGTTGGATAAGAAATTTCTGGGCCAGACGTTGGATTAGAACTTACCCAAATTATTTTGTATTTATATTAATTAATATATTGCTGATATATTTTTTGTATGGTGCATGGCAACCGGATACATATAAATATTTTGTTTTTGCACAGGCATTGATTACACCTCATCCGAGTTTCTTTGCTGAGGCTTGGAGTTTAGCCGTAGAAGAAATATTTTATCTTACATCTCCAGTGGTAATATGGGCTCTTATAAAATTAGGTAATAAGCCGCGTGCGGCAATATTGATAACGGTAATGATATTCTTTTTCTTACCATTAATAGCACGTGGATTGGTTGCAGTTAATACTGATTGGAGTTTTGGGCAGATCCGTTCTGTCACGTTACTACGTTTAGATTCAATCATGATCGGGGTTTTTGTTGCATGGGTGTATTATGAATTCCCTGCATACCGTAAAACTCTAAAATCATTGTCATGGCTAGCTTCAATGCTATTTTTCTATACAATTTATGTGGTTAGTGGTCCCGAAAAAATACTTGATGATAGTATCTTCTATAAAATATTTTTATTTGATATAGCTAATATTGGTTGTGCAGGAATTATAGTAATAGGTTTGAATTTTAGTCCTCACCAACTGGTTAATGCTGTTTTTTCCCGAATTGCCCGATGGTCTTATGCTGCATACTTAACCAACTTACCTGTGTACGCATTGGTTAGAAAGTATTTACCGCTGGAAGCAACAGTAGCTAATCAAACCATTCAATTGCTAGTCTATATATTCTTTACGTTATTTTCCGCCTTTATAATATATACGTTCTTTGAACGGCGTGTATTGATATTCAGAGATAAAGTCACATCAAGATAATTTTTCGCCCCCATTTAAGGGGGCTGATTTATTCAAAGCTAAAAAACTCAACCACATTATCTGGTAACGAGTTTAAAAACACCCGTAGTCGAGGATCGTCTTTATTTACTTCTCCTTGGTTTTTACACGAATTCGGGTCTTGCTGACTACCAAATATCGAGATAATTTCTGTCTTTTCTTTATTTGAAAACTGGACATTCACCATATTAACCCCCCATTAAAACTCATAAGAAACGATAAAAAATCCACCGGAACCTGTATTTAAAAACAACATGTAGTAAATTTGCTGGCTGATATAGATAGGCAAGTCTTTGAATGCAGCTTGAAGTGTAGAGCCAAGACAACCAAAATATTGTTCACCAACGCCTGAATCCCCGGACGCGACAGAAAACCCACCAGACCCTTGAGCATTTGTCGGTGAGGCAAGCCCCATACCTGAGCAGGAAATAGCATTCTTCGGTACAGCAGTTGCAATGTTTAATGCGGTAAATATCGTTTTATCGGTCGTGGTCGCCAGCACGGTGATTCTTTTGAAAAATACTTTCCGCCCCACCAGTAATCCGGTGACTAGCAATGCATTATTGTCTGTGGGCCATACGCACACCAGTGCGGAAGATGTGTAACTCGCAGGCATATTAGCACCGGTATAGACCTCTGGAGCTGCCACCGATGTGGCATTGACAGCAAGTAATGCGGAGGTGTCTGCTGTCGGGTTATAAATCACATATAAGGCAACATATCCATTGGCCGGGGCCGTTCCAGCATCCATCCCACCCAACCCCGTTTTAGCGAGATTAATGGTTTTACTGAAATTAGATAGTTTGTATTGTTGCCCTCCAAGCGCAGTTTGAACGATCAATTCATCGGCAGTAAATGTTGCTGTTGCTGATACCCCTGCGATACTCATCTTTGCATTCCGAGATGTACCAACAACGCCGGTTAATTGCGCCATTTGCAAATATTGCTTATGTGGATCATCCGCTTTTTGGTGGTCATCCAATGCCTTAGCGGCATTATCGGCGACTGTTTTGACCGCTTTCGGCGTGGCGGCTAGCACTTCGCTATCGCTAGTTGTGGCACTGCTTAATTTAACAAAGCCTTTTTCGGTCTTGCTGGCATCCGGATGATTACGTGATTTCTCATGCTCGGTGAGCAGATTGTCAGCGTACTGCTTAACCTCAATCGCTTTATCATCAGTTTTTTTATCAACGTATTGGCGCGTTGCTAACACCACCGACGGGTCAATTTTCAACGTGACAGCAGCCGTGCTACTGACAATTAAAATCATCCGAATGGTTTGGGTGCGCCCGCTGCCCTCTTGCAGTTGTGGTTTATAGGTTTCGGCGCAGTTGGCAATGGCAATCAAGCCACCGTCTTTATCCAGTAAACCAATTTCCCGAATCCACCACCCGCCCTCAGTCTCAGGAATCACCTGTTCCGCAATAATCTGGCTGGTGTTTGCCGGGTCAATGGTCAGCATATTCAGCGCGGCGCGGCGTTGTTCATTCACCAGTTGGGTTTGTGCCGGGTTCGGCGTTGGCAGTGTTCCGCCGCCATCCCCGACTGCCATTTGAGTAATCTCTAAGCGGGTGCCGAGCGCGGTGGCGTTCGCCAGCTTGGCTGCGCCGATGTTGGTCAGTAAAGCAAAGAATTTCGCTGTCATGGGTTCACTCTCAGGTCATCGATAATATGGATTGCGGCACTGGCGTAACCCTCGCCGGTCACGGTTATGGTTTCAGGTAAATACGGGTACACGGTCAGCTCATCACCGCTGTAACTGGCAGCGGCGATAGTCATCGGGCCGCTGCTGTCGAGATTGATAGATAGGCCGACTAAATGACGGCTGCATGGTTTGGCGTCGTCTATCAGCCGCTCCAGTTCTTGATACATTTCCTCGGTAATGCCAGTTTCCAGCACCCCCACATCAAGGCGAAAGGTGCCGGGGGTTTCGTTGGTCTTCCACCACTCAATCACTTTGATGAGATAGCCCAGCGGCTCAACCACTCGTCGAATAGCGCCAATAGTGCCTTTGTGTTTGTGCACGTACTGCGAGGACTTCACCACTGCGCGCTTAGTGGATTCCGGCCACCTCTCATCCCAGCGATCTACTGACCACGCCCATGCCAAATAAGGCAATAATTCCAGCGGGCAGGTGTCGGCGTTCCAGAGCTGGCGAATCGGAACGGGGATATTCTCCAGTTCGGCGCAGGCGCGCGCGGCGGCCACTTCCAGCACTGACGAGCCCACAGGCAATAAACGGTCAGTCATCGGTACCCCCGACAGTGATGCTGCTGCCGGTGCACCAAGCGGCTTGGGTTTTATCCAGCACCACATCAGCCAGCGGGGCATTAATCACCACCCGCTGGACGCCCTCAACATGCAGCGCGGCATAGAGTGCCGACAGGCGAATGTCGCGGCCGAGGCGGCGCTGTGCAGTCACAAAGGCGGTCAGTTTTTTCTCGGCCGCCACGCGGATAGGTTCGGCTTCCGGCCCCGGATGCAAATAGAGCACCGCGTCAATCTCATAGTCTGCAATGCGGGCGGATTGCACCGTGACCCGGTCAGCTACCGGCCGCGTGTTCTCATCATTCAGCGCGGTTTCCACCACGGCCAGCAACTCGGCGGAGGCTTCGCCGTTACCCTCGCGCGACAGCACCGTGACCGTGACGCAGGCTGGGGTCGGACTGATTGCCGAGGCATCGGCTACCCGGCCGTCAGCGCTTTTGGCGTGATATTCATAAGCACCGGTTGGCCCGGCGACACTCAAGCCCTCAAAGGCTTGCGGGATACGCACCCGGAAATCACTGTCAGACTCCATCACCGCCTCAATCGGCGGAATAGCGGTGGGGTCAGCCGGGATAATCACCAGCCGCTCAACGTTATTATTTGCGCCGAGCTGGTCTAAATCACTGCCGACGGCATAGGCCACCATCACCGCGCGGGCGGCATCATTGACCCGCTGGCGCAATATCACCTCGCGGTAGGCATTTTCCTGCAACAGCTTGACCAGCGGCTCCGATTCCAGTGACAGAGTGCGGGCCACGGCGGCGCGCTGTTCCTCCGGGTAAAGGGAAATCAACGTGGCTTTGCGCTCAGCCAGCAGGGTTTCATAGTCCAGTTCTTCCACCACAAAAGGCGGCGGTAACAGGCTTAAGTCAATAGTTGCCATAGATTCAGCTCACAGGAATGGTTAAAGAAAGTGGGGCCGCGCTGTCGCTGCGGGTGCCGGTGATATCGACCACCATTTTTCCGTCAAAAGTGGTGTCAAAGGTGATGCCAGTCAGCCTGACCCTCGGCTCCCAGCGCAAAATGGCGCTGTAACTGGCGGCCATGATTTGCAGTCGCAAGGCCGGATTTTGTGGCTGGTCAATCAGCTCAGATAACAGTGAGCCATAAGCGCGGCGCATCACCCGCGAACCGACCGGCGTAATCAGAATGTCGGCGATGGACTGGCTGATATGGTCAGCGTCGGTAATGCTCTGCCCGGCGTTGCGGTTCATGCCGATGTATTTGGCGGTGGTCATTTAACCCCCACTGTATAATCACCACCGCGCTGCACGCTGCCATGGTCATGCTTATCAAGCACCACGCCATTAGATGAAAACTGGCCGCCAGAATGCTGAATGTTGCCGCTCATCTGGCCGCCTTTTTTCACGTTCAGCGTGGCAGTGGTCAGGTTGTTGGTGCATTCCACTTCGGGGGTATCCAGCAGGATTTTGACCGAGGCGGCACAGGTGATATTAGGGGCAGTAGCATTCACCGATTCACTGGCCTTGATAACGGCGGTTTTGATGCCATCAGCCAGTAACTCGCCGCTGTCAGGTTCATAGTGCAGCGTCGCACCGTCAGGAAATGAGAGATACAGGCCATTGGCCGAGGCCGACGGCGGCGGGAAATCATCAGAGAAAATACCCGGCAGCACAAAGGCGGTGTCCAGTTCACCACCGAGAGACAATATCAATACTTGCTCACCCTCGGACGGTGCCCACCATGATCGCGATTGACCGGCGCGCAGCGTCAGCCAGTTTAACCAGCCGGTGGTATTGTCCCCTGTCGCTACACGGCACAGGGCATTATCGAGATCGACCTCGGCCACCGTACCAATACGAATCAGGTTGCGCAGCAGGCGCAGAATTTCTGTGAGTTGGGTTTGAGTTTGCATGACCAAAATAGTGTCATTGAGTTATGCATCTTACAAATCATAGAAATTGTTTGATAAACAGCACAACAAGTGTTTAATTACTTATTGATAAGAAAGAAAAATCTCTTTCAAGCCTACTTTGCGATTCATAAGCTATGAAGAGGTTTTATAAAACAAAACCATTTTATCTGGGAACTAATAATGAAAAAAAAAGTAAAAGGGGCATGGATAATCCATCATGCAAAAAAAGTCCAAACAACGACAAGTCAAGATTTTGATTCAATAAGTTTTGCTGGTAAATGTGGTTCACTACTATCAGCCATTTCAGCGGATACCCAAGAGCAACTTAAAACTAAAAGGCTTGAGGCTCTGGCTAAAGCTAATTACATTAGCCCAAAAACCGAACTACCTGCCATATTAGATGAGCTTGAAAGGCAAAGGTTAATATTAAAAGGTACTGGAGGTATTGAAGTTTTAGGTATTACAGGGCAAGGGGTGTTAGAGCATACGTCTACTATATTTAATGAATCAAACCACGAAGTATATGAAGATGCAGTAATTGGTATATCAGAAATTGCTTCTGAGATGCCAATTACAGACATCAAAGCCATTGAATACATATCTGATACATACAAACTACCTACTACTGAAGTTAAGAATACTTTATTAATGGGAAGCGGACTTCATTTCTTTGACTCTGAGCCAATATCAAAGGATGAAAAACTACTATTTAATGGGAATTTATTCAGGAAAAATGACGCAAAGAAAATTAATGCTGTTTTAAGCTCCTTAAGCTCAGAAGAAAGTAGGTTATTGATTGAATTAAATGAAAAGTTGGAGTCAAGTGGATGCATACCACTATCAACAGCAACAAAGATATTGACAGAAAATCTTTTTTCTAGATTACACTCGATAGGTATGTTTGATGTTAGTGTTGTCGGTAACTTGTCTGGGAAAAATTATTTTGTAACTAGGCCCGCAGCATTTTCAAAGTTCACAGATACAATTGCTGATGACGCTTTAGATTTAGCGAAGGCATTAGTGGCCTCATTGACTTATGGTATGACTATCAGCTCCTATTATCGAGGGCGAATACAAATGATATCATTGCTTATGGGGAAGTTAATCAATGGTGGAGAGGTCGGGCCAGCAACTGCAATTGGTAACGATTATCAGGCATTGGAATTTAAAGGTGTAGTAAGAATCACTCCTGCGAAAGGCGGAATGTTTACAATGAGATTATTGAAGCCGGAAGTAGGAAAGTTAGCTTTGTCGGTCATTCAAAATGGCGATATTACGGCAGAGACAATAGTTAATTTGCCGGGTGCTAAAGTTACTGAGTTTATTAATCCTGAAACCACTAGAGAATATACAAGAAAAAATTGCACGGAAGCAGTTAGAATACAAGCTAAAAATCTCTTGGAGGATATCAGACTAGGGGAGCTAGGTAAATGAGTGAGAAATTACCAAAAGGGTATGCTACCGAAGAGATGTTAAGGAATTATTTTATCGGAATGGGGTATTATGTAGTAAGAGGGTGTAAATTTAAGTATAACAAATTTGATGTTACAGATGTCGATTTGCTTTTGTATGGTAAAACTTCCCCATTAAGTCGTGAACGAATTAATGTTGACATAAAAAATAAACGCACACCTCAAGCTATTGAAAGAATATTTTGGGCTAAAGGGCTACAATCTATTTTGGATTTAGATGGATGTATTGTTGTAACAAGTGAAAATAGACCAGATGTAAGAGAGTTTGGGCTAAAACATCACGTTCCAATTCTAGATGGGAAATTTCTGACTCGTTTATCTAAAAGTGAAAAATCCCAATTAAAAAGAATTACTGAGGAGGATTTTTTAAACAAACTAAATGAATCATCAAATGGAAAAATTGGTGGTGATTGGAAAGGTCGCTTAGAAAAAAGCAAATCTCGTCTATTAGAGCCACTTAGTTTTGATGGGTGCAATGCATTATTAAATGAAATAAATTTCTTCTTCGAATGTGCTTCAACACTATCTATAAATTCCCCCGAATTACCGACGATTTGGCGAGTTATTTATATTTTACAGTCTTATTTTTTAATATCTTTAGACTTTATATTGCGAGAGCACCTTACAGCTGAACAAGAACAAAGAAGGCAGCTTTTGGACGTTGGTTTTAGATATGGTAACTCCGGTAAATTCTTTACTGAAAGAGTTGGAAAAATGGCCTCGGCTCTCGCTGGAAGCATTATTCCTCAAGCAGGAATAGCAAATACAATAGAAGATGAACTAAAGGCTCAGTCTGAATCTATAAAATCTGAGATTTTAGCTGACTACTTCTGTAAGTCTCAGGTAAGTAATTTCATTTTTGATTGCGCAAAAGAGTTTGACTCATTCGCCTATGGTATCAATCCAGTCCCCCCATCCGCCTTGTCATCGCATTCACAAGCAATATTAGGTGTTACATGTGACTTCTTTAGTTTAGATAGAAAGAATATATTCATTTAAGGCAAGGGGATGCTATTCATTTTCAATAGCATCCCTTTTAATATCATCATATATCAGCAAGTTGCTGAGTTTATAGAATCTACAAATATATTTCTAACAATAGCAATATCTTGCTGATTGAATCCGAGCAACGGCCGCTCGTCATATTGCACATCTTTGCTGTGCACGTTTGGGCGGTCACGTAGGCCAAAATGATGTACTGCCGCCATCCGCTGTACGCGCCCGGCAAATTCGACCACCGCCTCGTCAGTGCTGCCGCTGGCTTTGATATAGCGTGCGGTGCGTAACTTGGCGAACATTTCCTGTTTAATTCGGCCCTTTGGCTTACGCAGTGGTTGTGATTTACGGGTGGCATATGGGGTGCCGTCTGGTGCTTGCTGGCGTTTAATCCGTTGTTGTTGACTGGCCCGCAGCCGCTTGGCAACCGTGACCGCCAGCGCTTTACGCGCCTTGGGTGTCAGGTTAGCAATCAACCCGGCCAGTGCATCATCAAAGGGGGTCAGCTCATTCATTTGACCGTTTCACCGTTGAAGTAGATGGCTGTTGGACGTGGTGGCATACACGGCCAAGTCGGCTCTAACGCATGGTTAACATGCAATGCACCATCGACCTCTTTCACAATGGCCCGTTCGGTCAATTGCAGGTCGATACGGATATCACTCAGCACATCGCTCATCACATCAACCTTATGAATAAAGCCGGTGCGGCGCTTTTCTTCTGTCGCCATGATGTCCGGTTGATGCTCCCGCAGCCATGCCAGTATCGGCACAAAGAGATAATCAACATCATCGGGGAAATCCTCAATAAATAGCGTCAGCGTATATTGATTTTCAAAAGAGAGCGACGGGGCCAATGTTGAGACAATGCGCCCGCCATCAACAAACATTTTTAGCCGTTCCGGGTTAGTCTGCAATAACGGCAGGCTGTCGGTTAAGGCTTGGCGTAGCAGTTTGGGCTTTAACATTATGCTGTTCCTGACATTGTTTAACGGCCTCCACTTGCAGCCCGCAGGCTACCAGTGCGGTTTCTAACTGGCGAATATCGGCACTTAAATCACCGTTAACCGCCGGACTGCTGCCCGGTAGCGGACAACTGCTCACTGTCGGACAGCCAACGTAAATAATCGCGGGGGCTGGCGAACGCGGGGCGCTGGTGCAGCCGGATAACGTCAGCAGGCAAAGCAGTAGCAAACCAATCACGCAAGGCTTTATTTTCATTGAGTAACCTTTGAATTTTCTGTTCACGAGATAGTGACAAGGTGCTGGCATGGCTCAGTGATTGCCGTAATGCCCGCTCATTTTCTGCCTGTTGCCGGGCCTCATCTTGCAGGCGGGTTATTGCGTTATCCCGGCTCTCAATCCCAGCGGATAAAGTGCCAATCACCAGCTTGGCGCTGTCTAAATCTTTTTTCAGACTATGGGCGTGCCACGCCAGCACCCCCATCATCAAAACCCATAACAGAAGTAATGTGCGCATATCAGACTCCGCTCAGGCAGTGTGTTTGCTCGGTGGTGCGGCGACGTTCTAGCCCTTTGGTTTTCACGCCATTGACATACACCCAGCGCGGCAACTGATTGCAGGCACTGCGCCAGTCACCTTTGTTGATATAAAAGGCCAGCGTCGAGCGACAGGCCGCACCGGTGCCGACGTTAAAGGCGAACGATACCACCGCGTCATATACCGGTTGTGGCATGGCAACCGGCATACAGACGGCGATTGCCCTCTCAACCCGTTGCACATCAGCCACCAAATTGACCGCCACCTGTCGCTCACTAATCACGCTACCCGGCCTCACCCCAGCCGTATGGCCGATGCCATTTGTCCAGACGTTGGCGCTGCACTGGTAAGCGTTGAGCTGGCAGCCCTCATAATCAGCAATCAGTTTTAGCCCGGCGGCCGATGTGGTTAAGGTCTGGTAATTTGGCAAGGTGGCGGTCAGTGCCAGAATGACCCCGACCAGACAGCGCTTAACGATTGAGTTCATCGAACACCTCCCGCCTGATAACCACTTCTTTCAGCAAGAAATAGCTCTTGCGCCGGTAGTACCAGTTAATAAGACAGGTCGCCGCAGCGGCCACCGCCGCCACATAAAACGCGATATCTTGCGGACTCAGTGCGCCAATAAACGCCAGCAGCAGCGCAAAGACATAGGCTACCGCAGAGCTGATTTTCTCCATTTTCAATCCCATAATTGAACGGTTTCACGTTGGGCCGCCGGGGCCATGTAAGGTAACTCCACCGGGTAGCCATGGGGCAGAATGGCCCCCAGTTCCGACAGACCCGGATTCGCGTCATAGACTTGCTCCAGCACATCTTGGGTGCGGCCGTAGTACCGCCAGCACAGTGCGTCAAGCGTATCGCCTTGCAACGCGTAGACCCGCATCAGATAAGACCAATAATGTTGTGGGGCTTACCGGCAATGTTGCGAATGCTAATCCGCGCATCACGCCACAACTCATCAACGGTGTTTTCAATGGTTTCAGCCCGTTTATCACCGCGCGCACTGGCGTCATAGCCGCGATAACGTTCGGCCAGCAGCGCGGCCGTAATGGCGCAGACTGCCCGCTGGTACTCGGCCAACTGGATACTTTCGCCGTCCAGTTGCTCGGCCTGCACCTCAGCCAGTGTTTTAAAGCCAGCGGCCATCTGGTCACGGCGGTACTCGTACAGCTCGGCATTAACCTCGGCGATTGCGCCCTTAATAGTGAAACGCAGACGCTCGGCGGTGACGGTTCCCTCAAGGCGCAACAATTCACGCAGTTTTATCGGGTCAACCGCAGGCCAGAAAAAGGTATTTTCAATCACCGGTTCGGCCGTTTTGTCTGGCCGTGGCGCAGGGATAACAACAGTGGTCATGGCAACCTCAATATCAGAATGGGTGGGCGGTGGACGATGGCGTTAACAGGGTAAAATCGGTTGCGGCCATCGTGCCGCCCGGCTCGGGGAGCGTTTGGGTTAGCGGCAGGCGGCGTTCTTTAACTTCACGGCCAGCCGCTCAATGTCTTTCTTGACGCCACAGCCGGTGTGCAGTTGGAGTGCGCGGTGAAGATGGGACAGGGCCAGTTCGCCCCGGTCACTGTCACGCAGCACATAACCGGTCATTTTGTGCAGTTTGGCCCGCACTTGGTCGGGCATATCTTCATCTTCCATCAGCTCAATGGTTTGCAGCAGGTGGTCAACGTCAACCGGCTTACCGGTGGCATAGGCGCGCCCGGCCGACTCGGCCACTTCCTCGGCAATCAGGTAAGCGGTCGAGCGGGTAAAGCGGTCTGTCGGCACTAACTGATAACGCAGGGCATAACGGGCGATATCCAGTGCGCCGGGGATATCCCCGGCATCCAGCCGCCAAATCATGACGGTCATTAAAATGGCATCCTGCGCGCCTTTCCCCTCACTTAACACGCCAGATACCCACGGCAAGTAGTCCGGCAATAGCTGCTGTTTCAGCTCGGCTTTACGCTCTTTGGAATAGACCTTTTTCAGCTTGCGTTTATCTTCATTGAGCTTCAGCAACATCAGCTCATAGCCGGTAGCATGGCGCAGCGGATTATCTCGCTGCTGTGAGGCGGCAATAGCCGACTGTTGGATAAAGTGGCGACGCGCAGGACTGGACATGGCTTATTTACCCTCGTCAGTAACGGCAGGTGCGGAGGCTGTTTTCACCGCTTCAACCAGTGCATCAGCAAGACGATCAAAGCCGGATTTATCCGCTGTTTCGGTGTCTTCTTTTTTCGGCGGCGATAAAATCTCGATATTCTCCACCAGACAACCGCAGGCATAATCTTCCACCACATAATCCTGCTTAATGGATTCGTAGTTTTCGATGCGGTCACGCTTGGCGTTCTCATCGATATGGCGGCGGTGCGAGTCTTCCAGCCAGTAAATAGACAGGTTATCGAGGCGGGTAATAAGAAACGCGTTTGCTGGGAAGAACGGCACACGGATAGCCGGTAAGTTACCGATACGTTTCTGGCTGATAATCAGGTCAGCAGCGAGGGTTTCGCTGTTTTCCTGCTCTTTGTTGACGATGGGGAAATATTTATCCTGCATCAACTGGCGACCCGTGATAACCACCAGTTCAGGGTCTTCCTGATGCCATTCAGCAATCATGTTATTCGTGGCATCCATCACCAACGCGTCCAGATTGACGTAATCACCGCCATGGCCGATACGAATTTTCTCTGATACAACCTCACCATCTTCGCCGATGACTTTGCTCATCACGCGAGTTGGCGCATTGGTGCGATATTTTTGCAACCAGCCCGGCGCGATATCCTGCAACAGCGGGTTAAGTGCACGGTTAGAGGTCTTGGCGCGGTGGGTGCCGTTGAAACCGGCCATAATGCGGTCAAGTGCCTGCCGCTTGATAATGGCGTCGCGCAAGCGGGTCTGGAAGTCCTGATAACGTGCCCACAGGTCAAGGGTGTTATAGCGGATGTGGAAATCGTAGTTCACCTGTTCACAGAAATATTTCTCACTGTCCAGTGAGGCAAACTCGGCGGTTTCGCGCTCGTCACCACCGTCAGTATCGGTGGTGCTGGCAACCGAACCATTGACGCCAAGGCCGACTTTTTCGGCGGTCAACTCAGATACCGGTACAATATTGATGCGGCTCAGAAACTCTGAGGACTCTTGAACGCGGGTCATGATGGTCTGTGTGACGGAGGGTTCAACACTGAATTTTTTATTCAGGTCGCCGGTTTCTACCCCGTTCAGCTCAGCTTGACGGGTCAGATAGGCATTAAATTTAAAACGGGTTGCTGGGCGCATAATAATCCTGATTCAGTTAAATAATATGGGTGAAATAACCAGTAGGCCGCACAACCGGCGGCCAGTGACCCCAACTAGCAGTCGGTCAATACATCGTTTTGATTGTTGCCGCCGGTGGATTCCGGGCGCTTGGTCTGGCTAAAGTTTTCAGTGATAGACAGTTTGGTTTCTAGGGACGTAACTCCTTGCTTTCCCTTTTCGATACTCTGTTTCAGCTCCGCCACTTGGTCAGAGAGTTGCTTCTCAATAACCGCAAAACGGGCTTCCACGGTTTCTCCCTGTTCCTGCACATGAACCGCCACGGCATTCACCGCCTCATGCACATCATTAAAACGGGCGTCGTCGGTGGCCTGTTTGCGACTGAATACCGACTTGACCATGTTCAACAGGGTGACTCCCGGCTCGGCCACGTCTTTAAATTCCAGTTGCACTTCAACCGCCGCAGAGAAAAAGTTATCCGGGTGAGACTTACGGGCGGCCAGTGGGTTGTGCTTGGCTTTGGCGCTGAATTCCAGCATTTCAGTACCGAGGCTGGCCGGGTCATCGGTCACGGCCAGCCCGACCAGATAGGCTTTACCGGTATTAGCAAAGTTCGGGCGGATCTCCATGGAGGTATAGATTTTCTGTAGGGCTTTGTTCATCTGCACCAAATCATCAGTTGGGCTGATTTGGGCGAACAACGCACGCTTACCGTTCAGGATGGAATCGTCTTCAATGGTTTCCGCTTTAAGGGCTGAGACATCGCCATAACGACGGAAAGGGCTGTCAGGGAAATAACTTTTCAAATGCTCCAAATTGATACGGCAACCGTAGACGCGTGGATCAAATGACTCAGCCATCTGGTTAATATCGTCAGCGTCAATCACTCGCCCGTCGCAGGTATCACCCTCAACGCCGATACGAAACCATTTTGATACTTTCTTAGCCATGAGCGGCTCCATTTAATGTGGGTTGTTTGGTACGGGCTTAGTTTCCAGACTGAGAGGGGCGGCAACAACGAAAGCCAGTTGTGACGGGGCTGGCACAACAGCGAGGGCGCGCAGTGGGTCGGGCTGGTCGCGTAGCCTAATGGCATGAATACAACACCGAGCACCATCATCAGCGACCCAAGGCGACAGGCGGCCCTGCTTTACTGGCAGGGATTTTCTGTGCGCCAGATTGCGGACACGCTAAGCCTGAAATCGCCGACTGTACAGAGCTGGAAGAAGCGCGACGGGTGGGACGCCATTGCGCCCATTTCCCGTGTGGAAACCAGCATGGAAGCGCGGTTGATTCAGCTCATCATGAAAGACGCCAAAGAGGGGCGGGACTTTAAAGAGATTGATCTGTTAGGCCGCCAGATTGAACGGCTGGCGCGGGTGAACCGCTACAGCCAGACCGGCAGCGAAGCTGACTTAAACCCGAATGTGGCGAACCGGAATAAAGGGGAGCGCAAGACCCCGGATAAAAACCTGTTCAGTGAATCAGCCATTGAAAAGCTGGAATCCGTTTTTCACGAAAATATCTTTGATTATCAGCGCAACTGGTTTGAGGCCGGGTTACAGCACCGTATTCGCAACATTCTGAAATCGCGCCAGATTGGGGCAACGTTCTTCTTTGCCCGTGAAGCGTTGTTGGATGCCATCACCACGGGCCGTAATCAGATATTCCTGTCCGCCAGTAAGGCACAGGCGCATGTGTTCAAAAGCTACATTATCGACTTTGCCCGCATGGTTGACGTTGACCTGAAAGGCGACCCGATGGTGCTACCGAACGGGGCGCGCTTGTTCTTTCTCGGCACGAATGTCCGTACCGCGCAGAGCTACACCGGCAATCTCTATCTTGATGAATATTTCTGGATACCCAAGTTTCAGGAACTGCGCAAAGTCGCCAGCGGCATGTCATTACACAAGAAATGGCGTACCACCTATTTCTCCACGCCGTCGAGTCTGGCCCACAGCGCCTATCCGTTCTGGTCTGGTGAGCTGTTCAATAAAGGCCGGCGCAATAAATCCGACCATATCCAACTGGATCTCAGCCACAGCCATTTGGCCCGTGGCGCGCTGTGTGATGATGGTCAGTGGCGGCAGATAGTCACAGTTGAAGATGCACTGGCGGGCGGTTGTAACCTGTTTGACCTCAACCAGCTCTCACTGGAATACAGCCCGGCAGAATATCAAAACCTGTTGATGTGCGAATTTGTCGACGATCAAGCGTCAGTGTTCCCGTTCGCCGAGTTGCAGGCTTGCATGGTCGACAGTCTGGAAGAGTGGGAGGACTACAACCCGTATTCGTTGCGGCCGTTTGGTTATCGTCCGGTGTGGATTGGTTACGACCCGTCCGAGGCCAACGGCGGTGACAGTGCTGGCTGTGCAGTGATTGCGCCGCCATTGGTGCCGGGTGGCAAGTTCCGCGTACTGGAGCGCCACCAGTGGAAAGGGATGGATTTTGAAGCGCAGGCCAAGCATATCGAAGAACTGACGCATAAATATTGTGTGGAATACATCGGCATTGATGCGACTACTGTCGGCCAAGGTGTATTTCAGTTAGTGCGCCAGTTCTTCCCGGCCGCAAGGGAAATCAAGTACACCCCTGAAATCAAGACTTCCATGGTGCTGAAAGCCAAACACACCATTAATAATGGCCGTCTGGAATATGACACTGGCCACACCGACATCACCCAGTCATTTATGGCCATTCGCAAAACCATGACTGCTAGCGGCAAGAGTTCGACTTATGTTGCCAGCCGCAGCGAAGAAGCCAGCCATGCCGATGTGGCGTGGGCGATTATGCACGCTCTGTTAAATGAACCCCTTACCGCGACATATGGCGGTCACAGCCCTAATTTCTTGGAGTTTTACGGATGAGTAAGCGCAAAGGCCGCAAGGCATTAAGTCGCCCGGCAACTAATCACACCGCCAGTCAACAACAGCCGGTGGAGGCGTTCACCTTTGGCGAACCCTCCGCCGTGCTCGACAAGCGGGAAATTCTGGATTACATCGAATGCACCGGCAACGGAAAATGGTATGACCCGCCTATCAGCTTTGACGGGCTGGCGCGCAGCTTTCGGGCGGCGGTACATCACAGCTCACCGCTGTATGTGAAGCGCAACATACTGGCAAGCACCTTTATCCCTCACGCCATGCTCAGTCAGCAGGCATTTAGTCGCTATGCACTGGATTATCTGGTGTTTGGCAATGCGTTTTTAGAGGTGCGCCGTAACCAACTGGGCGCACCACTACGCCTCGACCCCAGCCCGGCCAAGTACACCCGCCGTGGATTAGAAAAAGATTGCTATTGGTTTGTACAGAACTGGAAAGATGAACATTCGTTTGCTGCCGGTAGCGTTTTCCACCTGATAGAACCAGATATTAATCAGGAGCTTTACGGCCTGCCGGAATATCTCAGCGGCTTAAATTCGGCTTGGCTCAATGAAGCGGCCACGCTGTTTCGCCGCAAGTATTACCAGAATGGCGCACACGCGGGATACATCCTGTATATGACTGATGCGGCGCAAAGTAGCAGCGATATTGAGGCAATGCGTAAAGCGATGCGTGACACCAAAGGGCTAGGCAATTTCCGCAACCTGTTTATGTACGCACCCAATGGCAAAAAAGACGGGATTCAGATTTTACCGTTGAGCGAAGTCGCCACCAAAGATGACTTTTTCAATATCAAGAATGCCACCCGCGACGACCTGCTTAGTGTTCACCGGGTGCCACCGCAGATGATGGGGATTATCCCCAACAATACCGGCGGTTTTGGTGACGTGGCGAAAGCCTCACAAGTGTTTGTTCGTAACGAGTTAACGCCGCTACAAGAGCGATTGAAAGAGGTTAATGACTGGATAGGGCAAGAGGTGATCCGGTTCAAGCCTTATGAACTGATAAGCGAGGATTAACGACTACAGGCCGCCAAATCAGGCGGCTTTTTCATGCTCGAAAAGTAGCAATTCCAACACCCCGCACCAAACGCAACCTAACGCCCGCCACGCCCTCGCACCCCATGAACACGCATTGATTCCCAACCCAACCGAACGCAGCACCACGGCCCGCCCAAGATCGATAAATAAGGGTGTCAAAACCCTTTGCGCGCAATGCTATCCCCGCCACGCCTGCGCGCTTTGCAGGTCGCTTTTCATGCACTTGCATGATCGATTGAGATCCGCGTCGGGGCTGGCGCTAACAGGGGAAATAGGGGAGGGGATTATCATGCGGAATCATGCACTATATGCATGCATGGCCCAAATCACGATGGGAGGCCATACACGCATTGTCTTATAAGAAATTTATCAGTGCGATTTTTTACCGTCGGCGTTATAGAAAATCTCATCATAATTTTGGCTCGTGACTATCTGGCTGGTCAGGTCTGATATCAACGACATGGCGACAAGAAATTCGCTATCACTGCATTGTGCAACTTGCGAAACTTCAGCAATAAACTTAATTCTTGAAAGTGTTAGTTCTATTTTATCAACGGGTTCCATGCAGGTTCCTTATTTTACTGTATTTATATACAGTATTAAGTAAAAGGTTATACAGGTCAATACTGTAAACGGCTGTTTAGTTAAATCAGAGGCTTGTGACGCGCTATATGTTGTAAAAATAATCCGATGTGACGCGTCACAATGGTTTAATTGCACTAATTAATAAGCTATTGACACCCTGAGTCTGCCAGCAAGCAGCTTCACCGCGTAAACAACACCCATTTGGATCACCCGGTAATGTGTCGCCACATCGACCACAACGCTGTTTACTCAGTTCAGTCAGTTGCTCTTTTAGTCGCTGGTTGTCTTGGCGAATAAGTAGCGCGATATATTCAGGTAAATCATAGGCAGGTCGGAACAGACGCCGGGCGGCCATGCCCTCGGTCAACATGGCGAACTCTTCCGGTTCAAGCCGGGCGCGTATTTCATTGATACCGGCAGATTTATCACGCTGGCGCTGTGCCTGTTTACGGGTAGTTGCAGCAGTTTTAGTCATGAGCTTTCTCTCAGGTAGATTAATCATCGAATTCCGGCCAGTCGGACAGGGCCGGATACTGAATAACATCGCCACCAAACGACATTTTGGCCCCACGGGCTAACGATTCCAGCTCCCAGCGTTGGGCGCTGATATCTCTCAGCAGTAAATCATTGCGGATTTGAGGGATGCGCTGGCGTTCTTCACGGGTCAAACGGGCTGACGGGGCAATAAGTCGGCCTTTGGTTGGGTTAAAACTACGTTGTGCCTTGCTAATCGTTGGCTGTTTCTCTTTAACACGGGCCACAATCGCCCTCACGGCGGCAGTGTCCGACCAGTCAATAACGGCGTCCGGTGGGTATTCCATCGCCACCACAGGCGTTTTAGCCTGCCCGTTGGGGTCATTTGTCGCTTGGGTGTTTCCACCTAACCCACAGTTATTGACAGGACTCCGAGGCGCGCCAGAGGCGCTTTTCAAAGTCAAAAGCTCAACGTCAACGGCACCAGAAACGATGCGCCATTGGGTTGTGCGGGTTTCATGAACATGGTCAGCGCCTAAATGTGGCGCATAGATACCGACGACTTTCTGTACTTCTTCATCGTAGGCGTTGAGTTCATCGGCGACGCGCTTGGCTAAACGAACAGTCTGGTTGCCGCAATTGGTGCCACCTTGCGCCATGATGTAGGCAGCAAAATCACCCTCATCAGCAGCATGGCGCACAGCTTCCACGGTTTCGTCGAAAGTCTCAGCCAGACTAATAGAGCGGATACGGCGACACTCGCGATAGACTCCCATGGAGGGAAGCCCAATTGGGCGAAACTGAGGGATGCGCCACGTTGCCGCCCACGCTGTTACCGCCGCAGCGGAGTCAGTCAACAGCTCACCGGTTTCATGATCACGTTCACCCTCAAGCGCGTAGCCATCGATATTCTTGGCAATGTATTTAGCGATGTAGCCAGCAGCTCCGCCTTTGTTCATGTGCTTACACTCAAAGCGATATTTAGCGGCTCCGCGCTCGTCACCATCTTCTTTCAACGCATAGCGGCGCATGATGTCGATAACCTGCTGGCGCTGGCGGCGTTGGCAAAACAGCATCATGTGCCAGTGTGGCGTGCCGTCGTGGTGCGGTTCAACTACGCGCATTCCGTAGACGCTTAATTCGTTGTCTTTAAAGGCGGTACGCATTTTGCTCCAAATCTTGCAGAGGTAGCGCTGGCCGTCTTTGGGTGAATAGGCTTCATCATTCCACTTATGATTAAGCTGTACTTTCTCGTTGTCGCCTTTCCCCACAACTCGGGTCGGGTGATATTTTGACGGGGTGGTGATGGTCAGGAACATACCGACGTGCTTTTGCCCGGCCGCATATTTTTCCGTGAAAGCGATGGTGTTCATCAACTCCATACGGCGAATTTCTGGATTAGAGATACTCGCCATCACCTTATCAATCAGGTCGATGCGCTCACCGGTTTCAATGTTTTCTAACTGGCAGCTTTTGAGATATTCCAGATTAGACTGGCGACGGGCGAACACTTCGTGGATAGCCTGCTTACTGGCATAAGAAGAGGCCGACATATCCCGACTGACATTACCGATAGCAATCAATAACGCTTCACGCCAACACATACGTTGGGCTTTGAGTTTGCGCTCCCACCATTCAGGATTAACCAGCCGTGACAAGCTGGCGATAGCAGAGGTTATATCTAACCGGCCTTTCAGGTATTTGCGCCAGTGCATCGGCGTGATATTAAAAGCACGCGCCATTCTGGCAAGATCGCCGTATATCCTTACCTGTGTATCCGTCTGCAATAAAACAGCCCTGTCACCCTGATTGGCCTTGATGCATTCATCACAGTGATGGTTGTACGCCACCATTAGCTCATCACCGATTTTGCGGGCAAAGCGGCGCAGCTCTTTATCGTGCATACCCGGCAAACTGGCATAGATTGGGGCATCAGTGGAAAAGCTCATTGACGCACTGAGGCGCATAACATTTTTGTTATTAACTACCTGAATGCGCGGCCAGATGCGTTGGTCAAAAACAAACACCAGCCACTTGTTAGCGTCATTTAGCCCTTTATTGGCTAACAGGTATTGATAGCGAGAAATAAACTGGTTACGCAGAAAATGAGGGAGTTTATTTATATTGGCTAAAACAGCTTGCCCCTGAATCAGTTGTTCACGGGTAAGCGGTCTTTGGATGCCGGGCAAGGTTTCGCGTGGTTTGCTACCGGGGTAGGCATAGTTAGAAACGGCAGCGCCGCTGCCCGGATAAGGCAACGGCGGAGCTGGGGTAATGCGGCCACGCATATTATTAATGCTGGTCATAAGACTGAGTGATTATGTGCTCAGCGATTTGATTAAGTAGTTCAGCAGCTTCTACGCCATTTAGTTCACGATTCAAGATTTGATTAGCGATTTCTTCCAAACGAGATGAAACCAGTGCTGCCTGATTTTTTCGCTCATCCATCCGAGCCTCATTTAGTAATAACTCCAGTGAGTTCATAGCCACAGGCGAGCGCTCATATCTGATTAATTCCGCTTGTTGCTTTGTATTCTTCATCGGTAACTCCTGTTTTTAGGCAATACGAAACCCGGCGAGTAGAACGCCATATATTGCGGTTATGATTAATTAATAATATTCAGAGTGCAGTCATCATTACTGACAAATGACGGTAACGAACGAGTAAACTCAATTAAGTAATTCAACGTTTCAACAACAGACTCTCTTTCTGCTGGAGTTAATTCCGAAAACTGCATATTTACATGGCGATTCTTTAACCCAGCATGAAAACAGATTGTTTTACGTAAATGTGCCGGTGACTTATCAAAAGCCTCTTGAGCAATATTCTTTCTATTACGTAAATATTTTTCTTTAATTTCAGCAATACGAGCAATGCCCGTCATTCTTAATTTTTCAGCTTCCGTTAATTGCAGCATATAACCCCCAATCAACGCCCGAACAGGCGGCGTAATATTGGCGTCTTCTTTGCAGAGGACAACTCTTGTAAAAACGCCTTTTGATTACTTCCCGGTTTCCAGCGCTGGCCGTTCTTCAACTCCAGCACACCGTTACCGAAATGGCGCAGGTTTACCGGGCTTTGCTGTTTCAACAATGGGGCAATAGAAATAATCATAAAGACACCTCAACTCAAACCAGCTACAGCACTCAAGCCGCTAATAACATCAACGGTTGAAGCTAGCGCAGGGGTTGACTGAATGCGCGCCTGCACTGTCAGGCCAATCAGTGACAGATGGCGAATCGCAGTATTGACGCTATCCAGCAGAGCAGATTTGCTGAATGCTGTTTTGGGATTGCCTTGCACCGCAGCGGCAGCAATAGAACCCACGGCGGCAGTAGCATGTAGCGCATAAGTCGGGATATTACCGGGACAGGCTTCATTGACTGGCACCGATGGCATGCAATTGATTTGTGACAGCAGGCCGTCTAATAACGTTGGGTCTTCGGTCAGGTCAGTGATGCACAGTAGTTCGTCAATGGTCAGGCGGTGTGGCTGGTCAGGATTCAATTTGTTACGCAACACTTGCGCCGAGATCCCTGCGTTTGCTCCCAACTCGACTAAATTGTGCTTTAAAGCAAACTGACGGCAGGCATTGTCAAAGTGCGGATGTTTGGACACTGAAAAATCAAACATGGCTTACTTCCTCACATATGCCGACAATTAGTTGGCAAATTTGAATATCGAACATTACTGGTTTGCCGCTTCTTTAGTGAGAGCGATCATATTTACGAGAACCTTTTCCATTTTGCGAACTTTCTGGCGGATAGGTAGACGACCATCTTTCACCATGCCACGGCAGGTTTCATAAGGGATTCCGCTCAATTTTGAGAACTCAGTTAGGGATAAATAAGGCGAGGTTACTGTGATTGCAAGGTTTTGAATCATGATGCATCCTGTAATGTGTGGTTAATGCGGGTTAATTCGTGTCTTTGTTCAATAATGAGGAATTTAATCCTCAAAATTGTACGAGTCAATATTATTTTGGCGGGAATATTGAATGATTTTTAGTGGCGGGCAAGCTGTTGTTGATAGGTTATTGAAAGCATACGGTTTTTCAACTCAGCGTGAGCTTGTGGGAAAAATAGGTGTTGGTCATGGAACAGTAAGCACGTGGATCAAACGTGGGTATTTTCCCGGCAAAGAAATTGTTCAGTGTGCTCTTGAAACGGGTGCATCTTTACAATGGCTAGCAACTGGGGAGGGTGAACCGTGGGAAGCCAACAAAGCTACTAATAAAAAAGAACACGCTAAATTAATTCAGCACAGAAAGTTGGTTGATGGATTGTTAACCGATGCCAATCACGTATTACTTGATCCAGAATTACTTCCATTACAGATAGATGAACCTGAGTTGATTTCTTCACCTAATGGGAAGAGTTCATTTCTGGTTGAGCATCAATTCAAGAAGATCACTGATGGCCTGTGGTTGATTGAAAAAGCGGGAGTTGCATCTATCAGTGAGCTTACCCGTTTACCTGGTGATGTATGGCGAATCAATGATGTCAATTGGCCTGTTAGTGAAGTAAATATTTTGGCAAAAGTTGCTGGCGAAATTTTAGGCTATTAATTTTACTGTAGACTTTTAAGGAAGAATAATGAAACTTCATAAACTAACTGTTAGTAAGTTATTTGACAGATTAGATTATAGTTTGTCATTTGAGCAAGATGTTATTACCATAATAACAGGGCCGAATGGTTATGGAAAAACAATACTATTAAAAATAATAAATAACTTCATGACGAAGAATTTAAATTTTTTCTTTGAAATAAAATTTGACTCTATAGATCTAGGTTTTTCTGACTTCAATATTCGACTTAAAGTCGCAAATAATATTTTATTCGTGGAAAAAAAAGATTCAATAACTAGTGAAATAAAAAGTTATAGATTGATTAACAATAATATAAATGAAATGGATTTTGTTGATGCATTTGAATCATCTAACGGTAATTTGGTAAAGAAAAAATTCATAAAGATAAATTTAAATAATAATACTTTTCTTGAGGAATTAAATGAAGATATCGATTTAGATTACACCAATGACCTTAAGTGGTTAGATGAGATTATCGGAGAAACTCAAACTACTTTTATTAAAGCTCAAAGGTTAGAAACCTCAAACAATAACCGTGATACGGGAAGGAGAACTGAACTAACTATAAAAAGCTTCTCTAAAGATTTAACAAAAAGAATAAAGAAAGCGTCAGCAATATCTTCAAATATTGCTCAGAAGTTAGACTCTACATTTCCGAGGAGACTTTTTGAGTTTGCTCAAGAATATAGAACGCCAAGTTCAATTGAAGATCGTTTGTTAGGGTTGCAGCGAACAAGGAACAATTTTATAAGTTATGGACTACTTGAGTCGGATAAAGAAAATGACGCTCAGATACCAAACCATGGAGGTATGGATAAAGCGTATACAAGTGTATTAAGTCTTTATATTGAGGATGCTTTAGAAAAACTAAGACCGTACAATGAATTGTATAACAAAGTTGATTTGTTCGTTTCATTGCTAAATGAAAAAATGCTAGCTTTCAAGAGCGTGAAGATTGGTCATAATAGAGGTTTTTATTTTATTAGTGATACTGGTGATGAAATAGAACTCGAAAATTTATCGTCAGGTGAACAAAACCAAATTGTTCTATTTTATGATCTGATTTTTAATACTAAAGAGAACTCTATTGTTCTTATTGATGAGCCAGAAATATCTTTGCATGTTGCTTGGCAAAAAGAATTTCTTGATGGATTAGGTAAAATACTCAAGGTTAACCATATAGATAAAGTCATTATTGCAACTCATTCGCCACAAGTCATTAATGGAAAATGGAATTTAACCATTGATTTATTCAAAGAAATTAGTGGTGAACGATAATGAATTCATTACAAGATAATTTATCTACAGAGGACTGGGTTGATACAACAATTTTGTTATTCCAGCACCCTAAGTATTATAATAAAGCGTTCTTCATAGTAGAGGGTGAAAGTGATGTTGGTTTTTTTAAAGGAATGTTTTCGGGTAAAGAGTTGCACTTTGATTCACCTTGTTGTGGCAAGCCCGAAGTAATTAAGGCTGTATATAAATTAAGAGGATACAATCATGAAAATGTATATGGAATTTGTGACTCCGATTTTGACTTCATAAGCGGAAAAATAAAAGAATATGATAATAAAGGACTGATTTTTACTGATTATCATGATGTTGAAATGATGCTAGTTAATTCTAATTCATTTGATAAGTTCTATCATGAATTCACTAAGCTTGAAGTTTTTAGATATCATGAAGTTAGTAGTGATGATGTAAAGAATAATATTTTTGACGCCGCTTATAAAATTGGTTTACTAAAATGGATTAACTATGATTTTGGACTTTCACTTAATTTTAAAGGTATGAGGTATGCAGATTTTATAGAAGTCGAAAGTTTCAATGTTTCATTTAATTTCAACGATCTACTTCATTCGGTTATAGGTAGGAGTAAAAGCTTTACAAGTGCACTAAGCATTGATGAAATTAAAATAAAATATCATGAATATGAAGGAAGAAATGCTGAGAAACTCCATATTTGTAACGGGCATGATTTTTCTAACATTCTAGCCTTAGTATATAAACAAGAATTATCTAAAGATAGAAATATGAATCAAGACAGAGTTGAGTCTCATTTGAGAATGGGTTATCCCAAAGAAATATTTTATAACACTGATCTATATAATAACATGAAAGCAATATTTACCTCGTACGGTGTCGATGCGTAGTCATTTGTAATTTAATCGGCAGGTTACACGATTGTGTTTGATGAAACTAAAATCAAACATTGACTACTGTTTTTATATACAGTAAATAGGCCCAAGGGATTATTCTTGAGGACTTATTTATGGCAGTACGGAAGTTACCCAATGGGAAGTGGGTCTGTGATTTTTACTCAGATGGCCGTGACAGTAAGCGGGTTAGGAAAACCTTTGTTACTCGCGGCGAGGCGTTGCGCTTTGAGCGTGAGCAGTTAGCGCAACGCGGTGATCTGGATATTGACTACACACCGGCAGAGACTGCCGCACAGAGGTTAAAAACATTGGTCGATCAGTGGTATGAACTCCACGGGCGCTCTTTGAGTGACGGCGAAGCAAGATTAAATAAACTCAATATCCTGTGTGATAATTTGGGCGATCCTGCTGTTGCTGATTTTGACCGTGAAGTGTTCGCTAATTACCGCAAGCAGCGTCTAGCCGGTGAGTTTAGCCCTAAGCCAAAACACGGAATTGTGAAGCCGCCAAAAGAGGCAACGGTTAACCGTGAACATGCCTACCTACGAGCCGTGTTTAATGAATTAAAAAGGCTGGGACATTGGAATCATGCGAATCCACTGGATGGCATTAGGCTATTTCGTGAAAGTGAAAACGAGTTAACTTTCCTTTATGAGGACGATATTAAGCATCTGCTACATGAGTGTGACAACTCCAGTAATAAAGATCTTGGTATCATCGTTCGTATCTGTTTGGCTACCGGTGCGCGTTGGAGTGAAGCGGAACAACTAAGACAAGCTCAGGTGATGCCAAATAAAATTACTTATATCAACACCAAGAGTAAAAAGAACCGTACAGTCCCTATTTCTGCGGAACTGCATAAACTGATTCCAAAGACGAAAGGGCGCTTATTCGTCAATGCCTATGACGCATTCGGCCAAGCCATTGACCGGGCAAAACTGGTGCTCCCTACCGGCCAGTTAACCCACGTTCTACGCCATACTTTCGCCAGCCATTTTATGATGAACGGCGGTAACATATTAGTACTGCAACAAATCCTCGGGCACTCCACTATCCAAATGACCATGCGCTATAGCCATTTTGCACCGGATCATTTAGAAGCGGCAGTGAGTTTGAATCCATATGATCGAATGCAATACATTAAAAAACAGGAAGAAAATATTATATGA